TAAATCCATAGACATAGAAACTGGTGTTCCATCTCCATAGGTGGCATATGTTCCATCACTTGTATAATTAACTCCTATATCTTGTAAAAAACATTGTTTAAATTTGTTTAAGAATTTATGTTCACCTCTTCCTTGTCTATACGTTAATTCAAAAACATTAGGAGTTTTTAAGAATAAATTTGTATCACCTGCTTTTGGTGCCATTCCTTTTTTAAACAATCTTATGATTTCTTTTACTTGTATTGATTCTTCTTTATTTCTCGGAGTCATTTTAAATTGGAATTTAAAATTTCTTAGAGTTGGTCCATTAAATAATAATTCCATATTTGGGTTAAATATTTGTCCTTCTGATCTTGCCAATAATTGTTGAACCGTTACATTACCACCAAAAATACCTACTGCTTTTGCTGCCAACATTTGTGTTGCAAGCAATTTAGCATTGTCCATAGTCAGACCTGTTGCTTGAAGAGAATTTTTAAGAGTATCTTTAATTCCTTCAAAACCAGTATCTCCAAAATTTTGCATTGTTTCTGCTACTCCACCAACAGCTGCGCCAGCAATACTATTCAAACTATCTTCAGAGAAACTAACAGCATTTCCATCTTGAATATTGGATGGTATTGGTAATAATACTGTTCCTAGAGGTCTTACATTCGTATTCTTTCTGAATCTTTCCTTGGTCCCTTTAAAGAATGTTGCTCTTTCAGTGACTTTAGTTACCTTTATATCTTTAAATGCTTTATCTGGGTCTTTATTGGGACCTGTAGATCTTGTACCTTTACGTGTTTCTCCTTTAGAACCTACAGGAGTATATTCCTGCATATCTATTTGTAGATAATCAGTTCCCTCTGTAAATGCCTTTAATGGATATCGAAGTACACTTGATGTTGATGAATGTCTCCAGGCCATATGTATTATTTTTAGTTATTTATGAGAATTTTAGAGAAAGGTATTGCATCGAGGTCATTTAGCTCATCATCTGTCACTTGATAGAGTCCTCCTGCCACTTCAGACCATGTATATTGTCTATTTTCACTCCAATGGAAGTTAATTCCACGGAACCCCCATTCTAAAACTTGAGTGACTGCTACTAATGGATTTTGATCGTATCTAATATTAGGTGTTTTGGGATTATATACAAAAACATAGAAATTACCTACTTCTGGAACCTTATCACCTTCATCTAGAACACTTATAATTTCTAGCATTAAATCATCAGGATCTTCAGTACCAACTAGATTGTTTCTTACTGATCTAATACGACTCATTATCTAATACCTAATTCATTCTCTGTGAGTACTTTAAATTCCAATCCTCTGTCCATACAGTATTCTTCTGCTGCTTTCCACTTTGCCTGATTCTTTGCATATTCACAGACTTGATATACATAACTTCTTGTTTTCTTTTTCTGAACTTTTGGTTCTATACATTGCTTTTGGGGTTTTACTTCAATAATATATTTTTTAATTTTTCCTGTATTTTCTCGTACCTTAATATAGAAGTCTGGAAAGTATCTATGATACCTATTATCAATGGGTGAACGATATGGGACTATTATTTCTTCACTTCCCCATTCAAGTATATTTTGATTACGATCACAATATTTCATGAATTTTAATTCCCATAAAGATCGATAAATGATTTTTGTGGGATTACCTTTATACTTTAATGGATTATTTGGTTGATATCTTCCTTTATAAGCCATCTAAATAACTAATAATATAAGACTTCATAAGGTATTTAGAGTGGCAAATAGGCTAGTTAAAAAAGTTACAATGAGCAACATGAGAGATCTTGTTGGGAATATTGCACAGTCAAATCACTATATGGTATCTTTTTCTGCATTGAATACTGCAATTACTAGACATTTATCTGGATATATTGGTATTGATGATGTTGTTGAATTTTTATCAAGAAAGAGTGGACTTCTTTGTTCTGATGCAGTACTACCTACAAGTTCATTTGCCACGGGTGAAGTAAAAGATAATTTTATGGGTATACCACAAGAATTTGCTCATACTAGAATATATACTGATCTTGATTTTACTTTTTATGTTGATCGTGATTATACTAATTTAATGATTTTTGAAGGTTGGATGGATTATATTTCAAGTGCTGGTGAGATTGGGGAATTAAATGATAATTATTATCGAAGATTTCAATATCCAGATAATTATAAAGTACAGTCAATGTTTATTACCAAGTTTGAAAAGGATTATAATGCTCAGATAGATTATCAATTTATAAATGCATTTCCTAAAACAATTACATCAATTCCAGTATCTTATGGACAAGCTGATCTTTTGAAGGTAACTGTATCATTTAATTATGATCGTTATATTATGAATCCTAAAGGATATTTAAAACAGGCTAGTACATCATTTTTTAGTGATATAATTAGAAAATAACCTCCCTATATAAGATACTGAAATTTTTATAAGACATTATGCCTTTACCAAAGATTAATACCCCAACATTTGAGTTGGTATTGCCATCTACTGGGAAGAAAATTAAATATCGTCCTTTCCTAGTCAGAGAAGAAAAGATATTGATCATGGCAATGGAATCTAACAATACGAATCAGATTACCGATGCTATTGTTCAAATTATGAATGATTGTATTATAACCAGGGGAATTAAAGTTGAGAAACTTTCTACTTTTGATATTGAATATTTGTTCTTGAATGTTCGTGCCAAGTCTGTTGGTGAAACGGTAGAAGTGAATGTAACTTGTCCTGATGATGGAGAAACATCTGTTCAAATGGAAATTGATATTGATTCGATTAAAGTTCAAAAAAATAAAGGACATCGAAATACTATAAAACTTGATAAGGATCTTTCAATGAAACTTAGGTATCCTTCTCTAGATCAGTTTGTTGAAAGTAATTTTGATGCAGATGAGGAAGGTAGTAATGTTAGTCAATCTCTGAGTATGATTACTTCATGTATTGATATGATATACAATCAAGAAGAAAGTTGGAATGCTTCTGATTCTACTCAAAAGGAACTTGAAGAATTTATTGAACAGTTGAATACGAAACAGTTTAAGCAAATTGAAAATTTCTTTAGTACGATGCCTAAATTATCTCATACTATTTTAGTTAAGAATCCCAAGACAGAAGTAGAATCTGAAGTTATATTGGAGGGTCTAGCAGCTTTTTTCAGCTAAGTATGGCTCATACCAGTCTTGAGTCATACTATAAGATAAACTTTGCCCTGATCCAACACCATAAATACTCATTAACAGAGCTAGAAAATATGATTCCTTGGGAAAGAGAAGTTTATGTTTCTCTACTTCAACAATATATTGAAGAGGAAAATCTAAAACAACAGCAACAACAAAGTGGCTAACGTAACAAGTTCAGGAAATACAACTATTAGACCCAAAATAAACGTTGCAAAATTTATGGGTTCATCTCATGCAGCTGGAAGTACTGTGGGAGAAAAAGTTGAAAATAATACTATTACAATTAATTGGCTTGCGGCAGATATAAGAAAAAATCTTATTAATATAGAAACACTTGCACAAGTTGTAGAAGATGTAAGTTTGCATTCTGAGGAGGCAAAAGATAGTAATGATAATCAAAAATTAGATGATATACATAGTACTCTTTTAGATATTGGTAATGCATTATCATTAGATTTTGCTAATCGTATTGCTGGAATGCAAGAACAGGAGGATGAATTAAGAGGAGCAAAATCTAGAAGAAGATTTAGAAGAGAAGAAAGTCAGTTAGAAAAATCTTCAAAGAACGTTGGGAATATTATTACCAGGACAGGATCTAAGATGATTTCTCCTTTCCAAGATATTTTTGGTAAGATAATTAGTTTTCTTGGAGTTCTTGGAACAGGAATAGTAGTTAATGAAGCATTTAAATGGTTATCTGATCCAGAAAATCAAGCAAAGATAGGAAAATTCTTCAAAATACTTGTAAAGAATTGGAAATTGATTGTAGGTACTATTGGAGTGTTGGTAGGAGCAGCATTAATAGGACCACTTATATCTTCTATAAATGCCTTAGGAGTTATGGCAAAAGTATTAGCTCCATT